ATCCTTCTTCTTAGTAGTTGCTCCAAAGAAATCTATATTTCAAAGTTGGATTGATGATGCTAAGAAATTTGACCTGGAGTATCTGTTAGACCGTATTACCTTTAGTACTTATTTGTCTTTACCAAAGCAAGCACTACACTATGATGTTGTGTATTTGGATGAGGCTCATAGCATTTTAGAATCACATTCTAGTTGGTTAAATGCATATAAAGGGATCAAAATAGGATTAACAGGTACCCCACCCAAATTTCAGCATTCTCTAAGGGGAAGAATGTTTAATACACATATCCCAGTAGTATACAGCTACATAACAGATGATGCAGTAGGAGATAAGATCTTAAATGACTACCAGATTATTGTACACAAGCTTAAATTAAACAAAGTAAAAACTCTCAAAGCTGGTAAAGCACCCAAGACATGGATGACTTCTGAGCAAGACTCTTATAATTACTGGACTACTAGAGTCATGAATGCTAAAACTCCTAAGGAAAAACAAATCATGAGTATCATGAGAATGAAGCAGATAATGAGTTATCCAAGTAAAGAAAAGTATGCTAAGAAGCTACTTGATACTATAAATGATAAAATAATCTTATTTGCTAATACTCAGGAACAGGCTGATAGCTTTGGAATAGCAAGCTATCACAGTAACAATGCAGATTCAGAAGATAACTTAGACAGATTTAAAAGTGGAGATATTCTGGATTTAGCTTGTGTACTACAGCTAAATGAAGGTATAAATATTCCTTATCTTAGAGTTGGTATAATCATGCATGCATATGGTAATGAGAGAAAATCTAGTCAAAGAATAGGTAGGTTGTTAAGACTTAACCCGGATGATAGATGTACTGTTCATATACTATGTTATGAAGATACTATAGATCAAGTATGGGTAAAGACAGCACTAGAAGATTATGATCAAAGTAAAATAGAATGGACAACAGAGTATTTTTAGAAACAGAAGTAGCTGAACCAGAAATAGATATACAACTGGATACAGTAATTAAAGAACTAGTAGAACCTACAAAATGTATAGTAGTGTACAATGATGATGTGAATACCTTTCAACATGTGATTAAGTGTCTTGTAAAGTATTGTGGGCATGATCCCATACAAGCAGAACAGTGTGCACTACTAATACACTACAACGGTAGAACTGGTGTAAAAAATGGATCTTATAATGAACTTAGACCAATCTGTGAAGCCTTGCTAGAGCGAGGTCTCACAGCTAAAATAGAATAGTATGAATAAAGAATTTGTAACATATGAACAAGCTCTAGCTCTCAAAGAGTTAGGCTTTGATGAGAGATGTTTTACAAGATATTATGAAAGTGGTAAGTTGGCTGATAGTTTATCTTATTTACATCATAATTATTTTGGACAAGTAAATGCACCACTCTACCAACAAGCATTTAGATGGTTTAGAGATAAACATAATCTAGTATTCAACTTTATAAGTTATAGTATTGTAAAACCTGGAGAATATCATTGGTCTATAACATGGAATGATGAAGCTAAAGCATCAGGTATAGTTAAAACATATGAAGAAGCAGAACAAGCCTGTTTAGACAAACTAATAGAAATCTGTAAAAACAAACAAGACTAATATGAAAAAACTAATTACAACACTGTTTATACTAGCTACTATAGCTTGTACAGCACAAACAAGAATATCAAGAATCAAAGATTTAAGACAAGAGACTATAATCTTAGAAGCTCACATAAAAGGTGGGGACACAACTTATCTGTTTATGTTCAGAGACATGCAGTATGAGTATATTATAAGCTACTCTTCTATATACTTTAAAAATAGAACAGAGTTGATGACAGCCTTTGCTGATATGCAGACAATAACAGAAGCACCAAAGGGTACAGAGTATATGATACCAACAGTTGATGGAGCTACCTTTATGACTGCAACACTCATGGGTCAGGTTATAGTATACATCAGCTCAAAGGAAAAGGCAAGCACTAAACTTGCAGGTAAAGAAGTAACCAAGTTACAAAAAGCATTTTTACAATGGGAGAATCCAATCAGCCATTAAAACAACAAGTAAAACATGGAAGAAATAGCATTTAATCAAGAAGAGTGGAACTCTAAAATAAGAGAAGCTTCTAAGAAATGGTTTGAAGAAAACCCTGACTATAATCCTGCATATAACTATTATGACTCTGGTGAAATAACAATACCCGGTGACTCTGAGTATTATAGAGTACCTATGGAGATGTGGGTAGAATACCATAAAGCCAAGTATCCAGGATATGGTAGATAAAGTAACTAGAAAGTCTATGGTCATAAGACCTAGTGGTAGAAGTACAGACTTCATTAGTCCAAGCTTTGGTCATGGGTGTTTGTATGACTGTACTTACTGCTACATGAAGAGACATAAACCAGAAGGTTTAGATATTGCAACTAACACAGAAGATATACTCACAGCTATTGACCATCATGCTTGGTTTGCTACAGTAGAGAAGCCTAACCAAACACATGAGAAGTATATTACTTATGACATCTCATGCAATGAAGACTTTGCTTTACATGCAAAACACCATGAGTGGGAGAAGATATTTGATTTCTTTAAGAGTCATGATTTAGCCATGGGGTCTTTTGCTACTAAGTATGTAAATGAGAAACTGCTTGAGTATAATCCTGAAGGAAAGATCCGCATCAGATTTAGTCTTATTCCTCAATTTTATGCTGACTATTTAGAACCTAATACAAGCAGTATTACAGAAAGATTACAAGCAGTTGATAAATTTATTAATGCAGGATATGATGTACACTTAAACTTTTCTCCTGTAATTGTTACTATTGGCTGGTTACAAAACTATAAAGTCCTCTTTAATGAGGTAAACCGGTACATAAAAAACAAAGACAAGGTCAAAGCTGAGGTAATCTTCCTTACTCATAATGTAAACAAGCATTTGTACAATCTTGATAATAAACTTCCAGGAGAAGAGTTCTTATGGAATGCTGATATACAAGAAGGAAAAGTTTCACAGTATGGTGGTGAAAATATCAGATACAAGCATGATCTTAAAGCAGAGTATATAAGACAGTGGACTGAGTTGCATAATGAGATAATACCTTGGAATAAAATAAGGTATATATTTTAATAAATTGATATGAAGAAAATATTATTAATAATAGGAGTAGTAGCTTTGATTGACTCCTGTAAGAAGAAAGAAGAGCCGCTGTGTAATTGTGGTATAATTGAGTCAGATAATGTAAGAGACTTCTCAATATTAATCAGAAATGAATGCACTGATAACTATAAAACTTTTTACTTAAATCAAGATGATTGGATGAAAGCTTATGTAGATACCAGGTATTGCATTAATAACTTACGTAAATGGTAGAACAACATGGTGACAAAAGCAGGTGGTATATGGACATGTTCTAATTGCCACAACTTTCAAGAGAAAGGTGCACAATGGTATGAGGATGATATTTGTGAAGTATGCTATGTGAAGTTTAGAAAGAAAAGTGAGGTAGCATGGCATCAGCAATTAGAAGTATTAATGGGTCTGGTAGGTAAGAAAGCCAATGGTATAAGTCAAGACTGCTTGCATATGTATAAAAGAATCCCTAAATCAGGTGGTAGATTTGGTATACAACTTTGGCAATGTGAAACTTGTGGAACAGTTGTACAGTCAAGTTAAATTTATTATTTTTACCCAATGACAAAACAAGAAGAATATACACTAATGCAAAACTCTAAACCTTATGAGCTTAAAACTCCTGTAAAGAACTCTAAGAGTATTAGATGGTTAAAAGTATGGGATCATAGGAATACACCTACACTTACAACCTTTAAAACTTTAACTCCTGTTCCTTATAAACATCCTCTGATAAGTGCAGAAGAAATAGATTTAAGACCTATAGCTAATTACACAATTTATAAAATAACAATAAAGAAAAACTAGCATGGCTGTAACAGCATTAAAAATAGGAGAACAAAGAATTAAATTCTTAACTACTCCGGCAGAACTTATTACATCAGAAGATGGTCAATCTGAGAAGTTGTTCTTAACAATAGATCTCAGAATTTGTGATGAAGATTTTATACCTGTAGGTGTAGGCTCAGTGAGTGTACACGATGGTGATGAAGAAAGTTATCACAAAGCTTTAAGAAAAGCAGCTCAAGAGAAAGGTCACTTTGTTCCTGAAGAATCTACTGATTATGAATGGCACCCAGATTACAAACCTGAAGAAGATGACCATGAGTTTCAAGGTGATTTGTATTAATGATACTAGCAAACCCAATGACATACCTAATAGTCAGTGGGTTAAGAAAGGTTCTATCTATACAGTAACCAAAGTTGTTAAGATGGTAATTCAAGGAGGTACCTATGGATTTGATCTGGCTGAAATAAACTTAGATGGATGTGCTCCATACAAATATTACGCAGCAGATAGATTTGGTATTATTATAGGTATTGAAGTGCAAGAAGATGTAGACTGGGCAGATAAAGAACTAGAAAGATTATTAAAAGAAGTAGAGTATGATGAAGAAGTTTATCAAGAAGAAGCAAACAGACAAACCCCTTAATGAAGTTATAATAAAACAGGTAGGATTCCGCAAGAAATGGCTAGATGATAAGTCTGGTTATTGGTGGGAAAAGACACTAAGAAGCAGAATGATACCTGTAAATATCTTGTATGATCAAGATAGAGATGAATTAATACTAAGAACAAAAGTTCTTAATGATTACAAGCCCTTTAAAAGAGAATCAAGCTGGTCATTTATACAAATAATGCCTGCTACAGTGTTAAACCTTAAAAGAATAATAGTAAATGGAGCTCTCATTGCCGCAACAAAATAATGCTATCGCAGCATTCATAGGAGGACCAGCTTCTCTAAAAGCCTTATTCTTCAAAAATTGGACAATGATGGAAGAAGAACTACATCTTCTAGGTCCTGAAGATTTATTGTTTCATACATCATGGGATTGGCTTATGCCTGTTTGGAAAAAGCTAAGAAAAGAATTATTATCTACACAAGATAATGGTTCAATGCTGTTTGCTTTAAGCAAAGCTCTTGATGATGTAGATATTGAAGCCTTTCATCGCTTAGTAGCTGTGTATTGTGTAGGCTGGTGTAACAGAAAACAAATAAAATTATAACATGCAAGAAAAATCCTTAACTAAAGAACAACATGACTTGTATATATCTACAAGATTTAAAAAAACTGCACAAGAAAGAGAACAACTTAAAGTAGCAAAAGCTGCTTGGAAAAAGTTTAAACCTAATGACAAAACAAAAGGATAACATGTTTAGTACTACCTTGAAAAAGGTAGAAGATAGATTGGTTTATACAAATGATGCAGATGCTAAGATATATAAGTTATTTTTAGAGCATCTTATGCCCGGACAAACAGTTGATGTATTCTTTGATGCTAATAAAGATGATGGTAGTTTAGCTCAGCTTGCTAAGATACACAAATGTATTAGAGAGATAGCTAAAGAAACCGGAGATAACTATGAAGACATGAAGCTTCTTATCAAGAAGAAGTCAGGTCTTTGTATAAAGAAAGAAGTAGATGGTGAAGTAGTAATGGTCTGTAAGTCTTTTGCTAATGCATCCAAGACAGACTTAGCAATGGTTATAGAAACTATTGTGGAGATTGGGGATCTTGTTGGGGTGAACTGTCGCTAGGTTCATCTGGTACTTCCACTTCCGCTTTAGTACATTTATTCTGAGCCTTAGCTTGCACTTCAACTTCATAAATCAAAGACATAAGTGTATGAACATTTAACTCAAATAAATCTTCAGCAGGATTATTCTCTTTCATTCTCTGAAGAACAGTTCTAAACTCCTCAAGAGTAACTGATTCAGAAAGCATTGTAAGCAGATCAACCATTTTCCTATAGAAAGTTCCTGAGATTTTAATGTCTACAAGAGCATCCGGGGGTAATGTATCATATGTAATTTTAGCCATACTACAAATATACAAAATTATGAGTTTACTAAACACAGTAAATATAGATGAAGTAAAAATGAAGCTATATGAAAATCTTAAGCCATCTGGCTGGGGTGATAAACTAAAAAGTTTCTTACTCAGCAGTGACTTTGATAAGATAATGGCTCAACTCTTAGCAGAAGCTAAGGAAGGAAAAAGGTTCACTCCAGTACTTAAACAAGTGTTTAGAACATTTGAAGAGTGTCCTTTGGATAAATTAAAAGTAGTAATACTAGGTCAGGATCCGTATCCTCAAGGACCTCAGATGGTTAGAGAAGGTAAAGATGGTATGGTTCGGGAGGTTAGTAGATTTCCTGTAGCAGATGGTCTTGCATTCTCTTGTAGTAATACAAACACTCCACAGCCTTCTTTGAAGTATATCTTTAAAGCTTTGGAAGAAACTGTATATACTAATGGCTATACATGGGATCCAGATCTCAAGAGATGGTCTAATCAAGGTATATTATTACTAAATTGTGCTCTAACAACACAAATAACTAAAACGGGTAGTCATTATGATATGTGGAGACCATTTTTATCTTTCTTATTTGATTACTTAAGTATTAATCATCCTGGATTGATCTATGTATATCTAGGTAAGAAAGCTCAAGAATGGGCAGATCATGTACCAGAAGATAACCCAAAACTTTTTGCCAGTCATCCAGCATCTGCTGCATATCAAGAAGCAGAGAGATGGGACTGTAATGATGTATTCAGAAAAACATCAGAACTAGTAAAGAAACAATTTAATGAAGAAATCATATGGTAAAAAGTAAAATAGGTATACAAGTAGTATTTAATCATATTACTGAAGCCCGCTTAACTCCTAATCAGTTTTATCTTATTTATTGTATGAATCAAGGCATTACAGCACCTACTTTAAATATTCATCAAGAACTTAGATCTTTGATAGCTATAGGATTTATTACAGAAGAATCTGACAAAGAAGAAGCAGGTAATATAGGTTGTGGTATTAATTATAAACTTCAACCTGAAGCCCTGAGTCTTATTAGTAAGATAGATTCATACTTTGGAGTACAAGTAAAGAAATCTAACAATGCTCTTATGGGTCAAGACTTTGAAGCTAATGCTTTGAAATACAATGAGATATTTCCTAAGATGAAGTTACCTAGCAATAAACCAGCAAGGTCACCACTTAAAGAAATTATTGTTGCATTTAGAGAGTTCTTCAAAGACTATGATTATACATGGGATATAATACATGCTGCTACAGAGTATTATATAGAAGAAGAAGAGAAGAAAGGATTTAAGTATACAAGAACTTCAAGATATTTTATCAGAAAGCAAGATTCAGATAAATCCTGGATTTCAGATTTGGCAGGTTATTGTGAGCTTATTAAGAATGGTGAAGATCACAATGAACCCAAGTTTATAGAAAAAACCTTTTAATGTGCTTGCATTATTATAACTAAAAAATTATATTTGTTACCCCACATTAAATAATCAGTCACATGACCAAACCAACAAAGTGGAAGACTCAAAGAGAGGCTTTTATAGAATCCTTGTCCTATTTAGACGGTAGGAAGAAAGGTAAGATAACTAGTCTTAAAACTCCTTGGCAAAAATTTAATGATGCTACTACTGATGGTATTGAATGGCATAGTACTACTGTAATAGGTGCTAGGCCAGCAACAGGTAAGACTCTAATCAAAGATCTTATCATAACCGGTGCATTTAAACTTAATCCACTAACTCCATTTAGAGTACTTGAATTTCAGTTTGAGATGCTAGGTAAGAATACTGCTATCAGAGAGTATTCACAAAATCTAGGTGTGAGCTATAAGTATTTATGTAGTGCTGATGGTAAGCTATCAGATGAAGACTTTGAAAGATGTAAAGCCTATGCTAAGTCTAAGCTACAATATCCTATAGATGTTGTAGAAGAATCTTGCAATGTGCTGGAGTTTAAAGAAATCATTGAGAATTATATGCAGTTGCATTCTACAAAAGTGCAGCAAAAAAATCCAGTTACAGGTAAAGATGAGACAGTTACTAAGTATAAAAATACTATAGTAACTCTTGATCATTCTTTGTTGCTTGATAATGCTCCATATGGTGATGATATGAGTATGCTTAAAGCTCTAGGTAAAACTGTTACAGCACTTAAAAGAAAGTATCCTATAGCTTTTATTATACTTAGTCAGCTCAATAGGAATATTGATGCTCCTGAGAGAAATGAAGATGGTAAGTATGGTAACTTTGTATTAGACTCTGATGTATTTGGTTCAGATGCTTTGTTACAACATGCTGATACTTTGATAGGTCTTAATAGACCTGGCTATAAGCAGAAGTTAAATTACTATGGTGTAGAAAGATATATCATAAATCAAGACCCCTCTATACTAGCAATGCATTTCTTAAAATGCAGAAATGGTGAGACCGGTATTGCCTTCTTCAAGGCAGAGTTTGAGAAGATGAATATATTAGAAATACCTACACCACCAAGACAAGAAAGAAAATTAAGAACATGAGTATACCAACAGCAAGTAGTCTAGAAGACAGAAAAGAAAACCTTAAGAAAATTAAAGAATTTCATAAGGCTACTCTAAGTAGTATAGGAGTAAGTGATTATTCACTCATTCCTAAGTTGGCCTATAGGCCTTCAGGAAAAACAGAACTACATGTTAGCTTTTTTCATAGTGAGATAAGCAAAGGACATGATGTGTATCTGGAATTCACAGATAGAAACAATGTACCAGAAGATCCAGAAAGAACTCTGTATCTATGGAAGTTTAATCCTCACTTTGAAGAGGAGTATGAAAAGACTGAACCTACAGAAGGTACTGGTCATATGAGATACTTGGTTCCTGTTGAGGAGCTTAAAGTAATCAAAAAGTATAGCCCGGAGGCTACAATTACTACAGAGAAAGAGATAAAATTAAAACAATCAACTTTAGACTTCAGTTTACCTGATCCTGATACTGATCCACCTATCAATGATATGACTATCAGAGATCTGGCTGCTATTATATTAGGTAAACCAGTGAGTAACAAAGAATGGTTAAATAAAATAATAAAAAGTAAATAATGGCTAATCAAGAAGTAACAACAGTAAGCAGTGATGAGTTAAAGAACTTTCTTTCAACCCTCATAGAATCAAAAAAGCTTCCTACTCACATTAAAACTGTAGAGGATGCTTTCACCATTGCTCAGATGGGTAAAGAATTGGGATTTCCTACTATGCAGGCATTCCATTACATTATTCCTATCCAAGGTAAATTAAGCTTGTCAGCAAAAGCTACAGGTGCATTACTAAGAAAGGGTGGAGTAAAGTTTTACACTAAAGAAGATGGTGTATATGTCTACAAGGACGGATCTACAACAGATATCAGAAAAGATATTGCAGAGAATCCTGTAGATAGAAGAACTACAATAGTTTTTATGAGGGATGGTGTAGAAGAGCATTGTACATTTACTTGGCAAGATGCTACAGGTCAAGGTTTAAATACCAAAGACAACTGGAAGCGCATGCCTAAAGAGATGTTGTATGCTAGGTGTTTAGCTAAAGGTGCCAATCGTATTGGTGCTGATTTGTTGTTAGGTTTATATATGACAGAAGAACTAACTGATAGTTTTAATGTACCAGAGACAGCTGTAAAGAGAAATGAAGATGGTACAATAAATGAAATAGTTGATGTAATACACACAGAAGTAAAATAATCCAAATAAAAACATATGAGTAAGTTAAGCACAAAAAACATCAAGACTGATGGAGATGGTGGAGTGTCAAAGACATTAGACCCAGGCATAAATCTATGCAAAATCAATAATGTAACTTTAGATGAATACAAGTATAAACCTGGAGGTTATAATATCTTGCTTCATTTAGAAGGTGAAGACTTAGGTGAAGACTTTGAAGGTTTCTTTATCAATAAAGATAGACCTGAATTAGGTAGACACAAAGGTAAAGTAGGTACTATAAGAGCTACAGAATGGGCTTTTGCTGATGGTGAGACTAAAAGTAAAGTTCCTGTAAGCAGGGATAAAGAAATGATGAAATTTCTTAAGCAATTATGCACAAGTTTAGATTGTTTGAAATGGTTTGATGCTCAAGATGAGAAGCATGATACTATTGAGTCTATTTATAGTGCTTTTGCTAAAGAAAAACCTTATGGTGAAAACTTCTATAGATTCTGTATTGCAGGTAAAGAGTATACTAACCGTAATGGTTATACTGCTCATGACTTGTTTTTACCTAAATATTCTAAAGAGGGTACACCTATTGAGAAGGATGATGTGCAAATATCAAGACTTATTAAGTATAATCCTGAGGAACATATCAAGAAAAAGAAAGAAGAAAAGATTGAGGGCTTCGGAGATGGAGCTTCAGCATCTAATGACTTTGAGCTATAAACAATACAAAAGGGGAGAAATAAAGGCTCCCCTTTTTAATATCTATTAAGTTATGCTAAGAACAAAATTATTAATAACAGATATAACAGAAGTCCCAAGAGAGTGGATATTTGAGCATTATCTGCAGCTTCAAGAAAAGCTAACTGGTCAAGATATTAAGATTAAGTCAATATTCAATAAGAATGACAAAACTCCTTCTATGTGTATTTATTATGCATCTAACAATACTTATAAGTATAAAGATTTTTCTACAGGAAAGTCTGGTGATGCATTAAACCTAGTCATAGAGATAAGTAATCCAAGACTTACTACAAGAGGTGAAGCTGCTCATAAGATTATAGAAGATTATAATGACTTTCTCTTAAACAACAAAGATGGTTATGAACTAAGGAACTTTAAGAAAAGATCCAAGTATAAGGTAGTAGATTTTACTGTAAGAAGCTGGAGTAATTTTGATGAAAAGTATTGGAGCAAGTTTCATATTAACTCTAAACTATTAGAGTATTATAATGTGTCTCCTTTATCAGAGTATAAGCTACAGAAAGAAGATGAAGATGGTAATATAGTAGAACAAGTAATAAAGAGCACTAATATGTATGGTTATTTCCGCAAGGACGGTGTTCTCTATAAGATATATCATCCTTTAGTAAAAGACTATAAGTTTATAAAGGTGCAAGATTACATACAGGGCATGGATCAATTAACTATGAAAGTACCATATCTAGTTATCTGCAGTTCTCTAAAAGATATTATGGCTTTTGCAAAGCTAGGATATAAAAATGCAGAAGCTATTGCTCCTGACAGTGAAAATACTATGATTCAAGAACATGTAATAACAGCTCTTAAACACAAGTATAAAGCTATCTGTACTTTATTTGACAATGATCCGGCAGGTATTGAGTCCATGATGAAATATCATAGTAAGTATGATATACCTTATGTGATACTTCCTATATCTAAAGATCTGTCTGACTCTGTAAGAGATACATCTTTAACAAAAGTTAGAGAGGTTCTTACACCTTTATTAAAAGAAAAATTAACACCTATAACACAAGAAGCATGACACTAGAAGAATTTGAAGAATGGTTAATGAACTTGCCTTTACAAACTTTTACAGATGAGCTCAAAGATGACATTCTCTTAAATGTAATAACTATGGAGAAGTCAGCTAGAGATGATGTTAAGATTAAAATAAATAAAGAGGTAAATGACTTTATTAAAAAATATAAACTATGAGTTGGACATACAAAGGTCATGTATACAAAGATGAGCATATACCAGAAGGTGCTGTAGGCTTTGTGTATGTAATGAGTGCAATTATTAATGGTAAGTCTGTAGCCTATATAGGCAAAAAGAATTTTTATGCAAACACAAAGAAAAAGCTGGGTAAAAAGGCAGCTCCAAAAGATAAAAGAAAAAAGACTTATGTCAGAGTATCCAAGCTTGCTTATCATGCTTATTATAGTAGCAACGATGTCCTTAAAGCAGCTCATAAGGAAGGTGTTCAGATTAAAAGAGAAATCTTAACTATCTGTTATAGCAAAACAGAACTCACATACCAAGAGGTAAAGCACCAGTTCTTATACGGTGTGCTGGAGAGTGATATATATTTAAACGGAAACATATTAGGTAGATTTTACAAACAGAAAAAAGTATGACAGGACAAGAGGCAATATATTTATTAAAAGACAAAGGTGTAAAGAGAATAAGAATAGAATATTCAGGTGGTGGTGATAGCGGTGCTATTGATTCTATTGGATACTTAGATGAACTTGATAGCTTTATTGCTATAAAGTACAGCGGCATGGAAGCTACTGATATACCACCAGCTATAGAAAATTTAGCTTATGTTAAACTTAACAATATAGAAGATTGGTGGAATAATGATGGTGGTGTTGGATACATGATTATAGATCTTAATGATCTTTCTTATCAGATTAGTAATGAGATAAGATATACAGAGTATGAAACTTATAATCATAATGGAGACTTATCTGAATTACTAGAAGATTAATATGGCACATCCTTATGATCATGCTCGCTCCTCTGTTAATAAATGGGGAGGTGAGGTGGAAGACTATTTACCTATTCATCAGTGGTTTGATGCTACTAAAGAATGGGTGTGTCACTCTGCACATAGAATGTTTAGACACCACTCTGAAGGGATCTTTGAAGCAGAGAAAATATTTGGTATATTTATTACTAACTCTGCCGGTAAAAGAGTCTATGTTAGATATATAGGTGAACAACATGTAAAAGAGGATTGTAATAATTACATTCCTTCAGCCAAAGAATGGCTAGAAAACTTTAGAAATAAAACAACACCAACATGGATGCTAAAAACAGTAAAAATAGAAGAACTAAATCAATTATAATAGATAAGAATGAGTACAAAAGCTTATTGACTATGTTAACTTCTGGTCATGAAGATATAACACTTGCTCTAGAGTTTATAAAAAACATGGATCCAAAAGCAAATATTCTTCCTATACTTTTATTAAGAAAAAACTCAGCATGCGATTTTTCTGAATGGACTAAGAGATGTAAAAAACATATAGCTTATCAATACTCTTTAGGTATTGACAATGACATAAAGAATGTTATTTACACAGACATCTATCATGAGATTATTAAGAAGAAAGAATCAAATGTATCTAAAGAACACATTGAAATATTTTCAGAAGAGATAGGAGAGTTTCTTAGGAAGCACTTAATAAAATATGATTTTGTGGAGGATGTTGAACTAAAAATAAAACTAAAATGATTAATAAATCAGATCAGCTAGCTAAAGCTAGTAAAGAGCTTATGCTCCGTGAAGCATTTTATGGCATGTTCCTAATAATGCTTAATAAACAATGGACTAATAAAGTTCCAACAGCCGGTGTAAGTTTGCTAGGTATTAACTATCAGTTATATATCAATGAAGACTTCTGGTCTACACTAGATCCTAAACATCATATAGGGTTACTCAAGCATGAGTTACTTCATATAGGTTTCTTTCATCTTACTGATTTTGATCATCTATCAAACAAGAAGATTGCTAATATAGCAATGGATCTTGAGATTAATCAGTATATAGATAGGGATACTCTGCCTCCAGGCGGTATGCATCTTGAAATATTTCCTGAACTAAATCTACTTCCAAAGCAAGGTACTAGATATTATTATGACGCGCTTACAAAAGCTTCTAATAATCCAGGACAATGTCCTAATCTAGATAAACTTATGGATGCAACACCCGGTCAGGGAGATGATGGACAAGGAGAGATAGAGCTAGATGTAAATGGTAAACCAAGAAGAGTTAAACTACCTAATCATGACACCTGGGAAGAGTTTGAGAACCTAGATGAAGCTACTAAGAAACTTGTCAAAACACAAACAGAGCACATCCTAAAGGAAGTTGCTGAGCAAGCTGTGAAAAACAGAGGTACAGTACCTGGTGAGTTTGCTGAGATTCTAAAAAGAATTAATGAATTAAATCCTCCAAAATTTAACTGGAGAGGCTATCTAAGAAGATTTATAGGTGGTAGTGTTAAGACAACTACGAAGATGTCTAGGCACAAACCTAATTTCAGATTTCTTGATAATCCTGGTATAAAGAATAAGCAAAAGAGGCATATTCTTGTAGCAGTAGATACATCAGGATCTGTAAGTACTAAAGAACTTGTAGAGTTTATACATGAAATGCATCACATCAGTAGAACTGGAACTGAGATAACAATGGTAGAATGTGATACAGCTATATCTCATATAGGCAAGTTTGATCCTAAGAAGGATATTATGATACATGGTAGAGGTGGTACCAGCTTTACTCCAGTAACAGACTATTATGATGAGAACTGGAAGAAGTATAATTGTCTTATATATTTCACAGATGGTGAAGCACCAGCACCAGATAAATGCAGAGGACCAGTATTGTGGGCAATATCTACAAATGGTACTATAAATGAAGACTTAAAAGGATTACAAATACAACTAAATTAATTATGGCAAACAACACAAAAATCAGTTTAAATTCAGAAGAGCTAACTAACTTCTTAGAGTATATCTATAACAACAATAAATTATTGGTAGATAAAAATTTACCAGCACAGACTGTTAATGTAGAAGGTGAAGCAGGTGGTGGTAAAACCTCTGTTATACTTCAGTTTGCTAAGAAGCATAACATGGATCTCATTAGGAAAAATTTAGCAGAGTTAGAAGATGTATCTGACTTAGTAGGTTATCCTTGTAAAGAGCATGAGGTTATTGGTAAAGATGGTAGTAAGAAGTGGATTGTAGAAGGAACTATTCCTCAATATATCAATGCTGGTTATAAACCAACTGGTGAGAAGCGTATGACTCATGCTGCACCGGAGTGGATTCAAGGTAAAGTAGATCCTGTAATATTATTATTAGATGATTATAGCAGAGCTTCAGAGAAGTTTATGCAAGCTACCATGACTTTGCTAGAAGCTCAAACATATAATAACTGGGCTTTACCAAAAGGTTCATTTATTATATTAACTTCTAATCCAGATAATGGTGAGTATAGTGTAGCAGCACTTGACATGGCTCAAAAGACTCGTGTTATCAATGTGAACTATAAGTTTGAAGTTGATGTGTGGGCTAAGTGGGCAGAGACAACCGGTATTGACGGCAGATGTATTAACTTCTTGTTATTACATCCAGAACTTATGAACGGTAAAGATCTTAATGCAAGAAGTGTAACTATGTTCTTCAATAGCTTGATGTCTATTAAAGATTTCTCTGCTAGTCTTCCTCTTATTCAACAGCTTGGTGAGGCTTGTACTACACCGGAGTTTACTACTATGTTTACTACATTTATCAATAATAGATTAGACAAGTTGGTTACTCCTAAAGATATGTTGTTGCATGACAATGAATCATATATTGTTGGAGAAATTAAAGGATGTACTGGTGAAGGAGTAAATTACAGAGCTGATATTGCTAGTATCTTAACTACTCGCTTAATTAACTTCACAGTTAACTATGCAGAGAATAATACTATCAATCAGAAAGTTATAGATAGACTTACAAGGTTCATGACTGGTGACTTACTTACTCATGACCTTAAGTATATCTTGGTTAGAAAGATTGTAAATGAAAACAAGCAGAAGTTTCAAAAGCTTATGCTTAATGCAGATGTAGTTAAAATGAGTTTAAAATAATGGAAACAACAGAACAAATTTATGTTCCATTAGTAGCTTCCCCTCCTAAAACAGGGGAGGCTACTATATTGGATGAAGAGTCATACAATAGTCTTCTATCAATGCTAAAGTCTAAGAATGAAGAAGATCATAAGATGGCTCAGCTTATTCTAAATGGTTGTGATATACAAAAGTCTATCTACTGGATTTGGAGACTAGCTAATGAGTATGCTCATAGAATGGTTAATCTTAGAACTAAAGCTAGTAGATACTTTAGAGATAAAGCAGATCTCTTTTTTATTGCGCACACATCAGGTCCAAAATTTGTAGAGCATCTTGAAAGAAAGAACTGGCTTACTCCTGAAGTATATCAAATTATAGAAGAAGATACTTTGTATAGAGTTAAAATGCAATCTAAGAATAGATTCTACAATGTAACTATACAAGTAAAAGATGAATATAAACACTATGTTGCAAATAGCAACCCAATAAACTTTAATGAATAATGGTAAGTAAGAAAATTTTTATAGAAGATGTAGAAGACAAGAAAATAGTTTGGAGAGAAGTATACTTTAAGGATATTAAAGATATTGAGCCCAACTTCATACATGAGTATAAACCAACTCCTGGAGACAGAATATATATCTTTCCAAATTCATCTGTTCCAAGATTTAAGCTAAAAAGCTTTTGTGATAAACACAATGTATCCATATCTAAGACTAAAGATAAAGCTAACATACTTGTAGCTGATCCAGATAAAGTATTAGAATCTATAACTATAAATAGAACATGGACAGAGCATCATATATACAAAGAGCCTTTACTAAAAGTACTAAGAAACTTATCTGATTCTATGACAAATGGCTTAACTCAAGCTATTTTAAATAGTCCTGAAAATACTTTTCTTCTTGGTAGAGACTTTACTAAATTCTTGAAAGAAAAACTTTATTTCAAGTTTATAAGTGAAGATGATGTAGAAGATGCTATAGAGGAAGGTCTTCCAGCACCAGAAGTAAATTATGTATATGATTATTCTTCAGCACCTATGGTTAGTGCTAGCTCAGAAGCAGACTATGTTAGTTTTACAAATACAACTTTCTATCATCAAGATGCTTTAAATGCTGTTATAAGTGAAGAAAACATTGTTATAAATGAAGAACTATATCAAGGTTTTAAAAGCTTGCTTAATAGCAAAAATGATGAAGATCATCAAATAGCAATGGAAGGTATGGCTAATAGCAACTACAAAGAATCTATGGCCTATATTCTTTTATTATTTTATGAATATAATAATGAATTTAGTAACCATCCTTCAAAGCATCATGTTAACTTTAAGTCTTTAGTTAAGTACTTAAATCTTCCTTATAGATGGGCAATAGATATAGATTATATAGTAAAAGTTTTAAGAGAAAAAGAAGTACTAACAAGTGCTAATATGGCTGTTGTTATGAAAGAAGCTAAGAAACATGTAATAGAAAATGGTGAAACAACTTGTTTTAAAGTTACTGATGTAGCTCCTTCTGATGATATACAAGCTATTATGGATGAAACTGATGCTAAATTAATACCACAACAACCAGATCCAATAGCACAAATAGAAATAACAGACCTATGATTGAACCGGTTAAATCACCACAAGAGTTAGAGAAAGAGTTTTATAGTAAGCCCCTGTACTTAAGTTACTCGGGCTTAAATAAATTACTCTTTTCTCCTAGACTCTATTATAGACATTATATCCTTCAACAGAGGGAAGAAAAGCTTGATAGCTACTTAATAGATGGAAAAGTTATTCACAATCTGCTATTAGATGATGGTAGTTTTGATAAAAATTTCATACTTTTACCATCTACTCTACCCACAGGCAACTCAAGACTAGTTATTGATAGATTGCATAAACTTCTTCTTAATCAAAAATTATTTGATGAAAAAGAAGGTATACAGTTACTCAACCACTACACTATAGAAATACTTGAAATACTTAAACAGATCAACTTACATCAGTCACTCAAAACAGATGAACAAAGACTTGCAAAGATCATCACAGAGGAAAACATCAGT